CGTGATGCAGATCCTCCGCTGTTTCCTTGCGCTACAAGTGTTGCATTGGCAGACCAACTAGACGTACCAATTAAGAACCTGCCATTGGCATCTATTCTTGCCCTTTCAATATAGCTACCTGACGTTACAAACTGAATTGCATTATTTGTCTGAAAAGAAAGGTCGCCGGTAGCGGTTACTCCTGCGTAGCCAATATTCCCATCGCTATTATTACTCCACTTCGTATAGACACCAGTCGCGCCTGCTTCACGCAATACAAGTTTTTGGTCAGGCGTCGAGGAGCCAATCCCTACTGCTCCTGCCGCTGTAATAGTGACTAGGTCAGATCCGTAATTTCCAATCGTGCCCTTAGCAATCCTCAAGTCAAACGCGTGGTTGCCCCTAATTGTCCAGTTGTGATCTGAGCTAGCACCGTAGAGCATCAGCTCGGGATATGTGCTGCCTGCAGTACCTCCATAAATGCGAACCTGAGAAGCGGCTGTTGAACCGCCAACTTGAAGTGCAGCTTGAGGATTACTGGCCCCCACGCCTACGAGCCCTGCCGAGGTGATGCGCAGGCGTTCGGTTCCGGCGGTTCCTAGGCGAAGTGTGCTTCCTCCGTTAACGGCTAGATCGTTAGTGGCTGTTAGCGCAGATCCACTTGCGCCAACACTTAGAACAGAACCTCCAGCATAGGTCGATCCATAGGTAATAAAACCAAGACCAACGTCCGCGTTGTTAAGGAAGTTGATGCTGTTAGCTGTAGACGCCGAAGTGTTCTTGAAGGCGGCTAAAGGAAAGGTGGAAGCAGTAACACCAAATGCAGTGCTTGAAGAAGCGCCAACACCAACATTTCCGCTCGCATCCACGAACAACCGGCCAGTGCCATTAGTGCTGATGGCTACTTGATCTGCGCCGGGTGAGTAGATGCCGGTGTTGGTGTCGCCGGTGAACGTCAGCGATGGCGCTGCAGCACTACCCAAGGGGATGCTGAATCGTTCGCTGCTAGTCCACGCATCGGTGGCGTCAACCCAGTTGATCGTCTTGTCGGTGGTGCCTTTCAGCGTGATGCCGCCACCGTCGGCGGTTGTATCAGTCGGCGTGGCAACATCACCGATAATGATGTTCTTGTCTTCCACCAGCAGGTTCTGAGTGCTGATGGTGGTCGTGGTGCCGTTGACGGTCAGATCGCCGGTGACCGTTACGGCGGCATCGAATGTTGCAGCCCCGGTCACGTCAAGCGTGCCAGGGATGTCGATGTTGCTGGTCCACTCAACGCCAGTGCCGGCGGCGTCGGTCTGCAGTATTTGCCTAGCCGCACCATCGGCCAACTTGCTGACGGCAATTTCAGCCGTGGCGCTGATGTCGTCATTGGTGATCAGCGCACCAAACGGCTGGTAGGCAAGACTGTTCCAGGCTGTGCTGCCATCGCCGATTTTGATCTTGCCGGTATTGGATTCTCTCCCCAGTTCTCCTGCTAAAAGGATCGGGTTGACGGCGCTCCATCCGCTAGATGTGTCTTGCCGCAGCTTGAGTTGAACCTTGACGGTAGTCGGGGTTGTCACAGCTTGGCGCCTCCGCCTTCAAGTATCAGTGCAGGAGCAGGGTCCGCGTCCTCGCAGTCTAAGACGAACGGCGCTGTGCCAACAAAAGGTATCGACGAGAACGAGAATACGCTTGGCAATGTTGCATCGTCGCAATCCAGAATAAAGTAAATAACAGAACCTTCAAGAATTTTTAGGCTGATCGTAATGTTGTAGTACAAGCCTAAATGTTCTTCTTGTGGCGGCTCTAAATATCTGTACTCAGCGGTTTCCGGCACGACAGCAAGGCCGCCCCACAGATCGGATGGCACATTAAAGCGACGCAGCACACCATCGGATGCAACGTAGTGATTGCGGATTGCCTCGATTTGCGTTTGCGACAGCCCACGGTATGTCAGCTGCAGCGTGTGACCATTAATGCGGTTGGAATGACGGAACCGTATTGGACCCGCAAACGTAGACACTTCGCTGATGTTTGACACACCAGCATCAAAGCCGATCTCGTTTGGCGCAATGCGGGGAAAGTCTGCCATGGCTATATCGTATAGGGCGGCAGTAGTTGTAGCTCTACAGTCACGTCAACAACGCCTGGCGCGTACACGGTCTGCGGACTGCTGGCGTAGACCCACTGATAATTCGCAGGAAAAGTTAAATTTGAGCCTGTTAGCAATGCAGCGGGAATATCAAATGGTTGAAATCTTCCGTGGATGTTGTAGTGACCAATAATTGATGCGTGTTGCGCTGGTGTTAAGCCGCGAAAGCCTAAGCGCAGCACATGCCCCACTGATGCATTGGTGTGACGCACCGCAAACTCGTCGCCAGTCAAAACGCCAATTGGCGTGACAGGATTTGCACCTGGGATGTAAGTGCGGGTTTGCGGTGATAATGACGGGAAAGTTGCCATAGTTACTGCTGCAACGGTAATTCGATGGTATCGCTGCCGACAACAGAGAAAAACTTTAGACTAGTAAGAGTTAAAGTATCGGGTGGTGGGCCATCAAATAGCGGCTCGCCGAATGCAAGCGCGTTTCTAAACATGGAATATCCGAAAGTAGCATTATTTGCATTATCGTATCCAAGAACTGTGTAGGTCCAGCCTGTTGTTCCGGGCCATGGTTTATTTGCGTAAAATCGTCTTTCAAGTGTGACCTTAACAGTTGAATTGGTGCTGCCGATAGAGTCCGTCGGGGGGAAAAACTGGTCTTGTGTGCCGACAACATATATAGGACCGCCACCGGGAGGGCGCAGCACAAATCCAACTTCTGTAATACTTCCGTCAGCTGGAAATGCTACTGGTGTTGTTGGATCAGATATAACTTCCGCTCCGTATCCATCTGGCGAAGACGGATCCGGGCATCTACCGACGCCGACGATTGTCTTGCCTACAGCATTTGCATTAAAGGAAACCATGTAAGTGGCAGCAACGCCAGCGCTAACAACTTGATACGAGCCTGTTGCATTGTCCACCAGTCGCCATTCAATGTATGCACCAGGGCATTGCGGGTCATAACTGAGCACGTCGCCCGCTTGTGGATTATCTGTGTAGCCGGTAACTTGGCCGTAATTTTCCGGGTAAATCGGATTCTGTTCCGGTCCAGAAGGAGTGAATTCTGTAAGCGGTGGGAGGTTATAACCAAAATCACCGCCACCATCAGGACCTGGTCCCGGATCGTCCGGATCTCCCGGGTCTGGCAGGTCAGGTAAATTACCGCCAGTATTGGGCACTGGATCAGTGTCGTTATTGGTATTACAACTAAAGTCGTTACGGCCAGTCGGTAATACGTAACCAGCGCCAGTGGCAGAAGCAACAGCCATTGCAACAAGGCTGCGGTTTTGACTGTCTACAGGGAAGTGCATTAAATCCAGTTCAACAATACCACTGATCGACTTGTTAATGCGTTCGACTTCGTAGTAAAAATCGTGATATGCAATCGAACCTGTGACTGTTTCACGTTGTAATCGCACGCGCACAATGTCACCAAGTACTAATGTGCTGTTATACGTATCTGGACGAACACTCAAGCGTAGTGCGTGCGTAATGTACTTGCGGCGTGCTACGTAGTAGGTGCCGACTTTAACTGCATGGTTTTCTGTGGTGCAGAACTGGCTTAGGTCGTACTGCTCATACGGTCCTGCGACCGCTTCTCCAGCAAAGCGCACTTCAGAAGTACGTACAATACCAACATCGCTATCAGGCTGTTGGCGCCATAAAATCAGTGCACATATTGGTTTTCTTTCGCTGAGCGGAATGTACTGGATCTGAAAACCGTTAGGTACTACGTGGTCTTCAGTAAACGTAAATACCGATGTGATTGCTGTTGTTTTTACGGTGTAATCATTGTTGATAGGAAGTAGAGGGCGTAAACCTTTCTTGCCAAGATTGTCACTTACACGTAACAAGAACTTGCTGCTTATTTCTTGCAGCCAATCCTCTAAGTTAGTCGACTGCTTAAATTCACCATTGTAGAAAAAGCTGTTTACGTTAGTGAAGTTAGCTGCGGTCGTAAACGCTGTCATATCCAGCATTGAATCTGGTAACCTACTACTTTGCTTTATTAAGTATAATGCTAAGTCGACAACGTTATTACTTGATCCTAGTGTATTATCAAGAATGCGCGTTATTTTAATCCCTTGGCGTACAAAGGCATGGACCTGTTTGTCCCATGTGCCGTCGCGATCTTGATGTGTGTTGGTGTAACTGAGTGTTGTTAGATCGGTATATCTTCCACTGGTTCCGCAGTATTGCGGACAGCTCCACGGGTCTTTACCTGCTACGGCAACAATAAAGTTGCCTGGTGTCCACGTGCCAGCGCGCTGGTTATACGTTTGCGCCCATGTACCGACACGGCAATTGCGTTGATATAAATCACGCTCTTGGAGCTGCGGCAGCTCGCCTTCGCTGAGAACAAGTTGTAGATTTACAGTAAGCGCATTAGTAGTAGGGTCATTTTCATAACGGCCTTCAGTAGCTCCAGGGCTGACAAATACCCCACCATTTCCGTTAACTCTTCGGCAAAAAACAATCGGTACTGGCTCGCCTAATACGATGGCGCGTTGTGTGGTGGTCAGTAGATTTTGGCCTTGTGCAGCTCCGTCCTCCAGTGGCGGCGCCAGCAACCCGATTTGGTAAGGTAGCAGTTGCAGTGGATCGCTGATCTGGATGCTCATAATCGCAGCGGCGCCCCAATCAATATAGAGGTAAAGTTGCGTGGTGGAGCTTGAGCACCAACTGGGGCAAGACTGGATCCAAGCTCGACTGTAAGTTCTGTAAAGCTGCCGCTGATACCGATAATCTCACCGACAAAAGAGGCAATCAGCGATTGTGTAGCTTGCGGCATAGCCTGAGTCAGTAGACTATCAAACTCATAGACTCGAATTTCGCACAGACGATTAGTGGTTAAACCTTGACTAAATGCATTGACTGCCAAGGTAGTGGCTGGCAGTACTACGCTGATACCAGCGCCGCTGCCCGAACTACCTGCGACAAGACCGTTGACTATAAAAGGCTGGTACGTCCAGCTGGCTGATTGCCATGTAACAGTTTGGTTGACATAGTACGATTGCCAGCGATAGTAAGTGCTGGTCTCATCAAAGATTCGTACGTACTGTGCTTGACCGCGATTAGTAATCATCGGACTCCTGCGTAACGTCTGCCACCTGCAGACCTAGTGTTACCCAGCAAGGATGCAGCGACAGACTGCAGACCTTGTTCAAAGTCTTGCATGGTAACGTAGGTCTGGCCATTTTGTTGTAGCACAGGACCTGTCTGAATGTTAATGGTAGGTGCTGCTTCGTTTCCACTACCGCCACCGGGTATTGCGGCTGCGCCACGGGAACCTGATAAGTAGTTTGCGGCAAACCCCGCTGCTTTTGACTGTGGGACAATGTACTCGCCTTGACCACCTTCTCCGATTAGTGCGTACGTAGGTTTAGATACAAACCCGCCGTATGCATAAGCCGGAACACTATCGGCAGCAGTAGTTGTAGTTGTAGTTGTAGTTGTAGTTGTAGTTGTAGGAGTGGCTGCTGCTGCTATGCGCAGCATATTTTGTATATTTAGCGCGTTTTGTAGTTGCTGTGCTGCTTGTGCTGATTGTTGAGTAACACGGGACATAGCACCTGCCAATTCGTTTGCTCTGTATACACCTGTCGCTAGTCGTCCGGCAAGATTATTTGCCGCAGATTCTGACATTCCGATCTCTTTACTAACTAGCTTTTGCGCCAGCTGGCTTTCAGCTTGTATCACTTTTGTTTTGTAAACTGCGTCCGCAACTACATTCTGGTTACTAGCAATATCTTTAGTGGCTTCTACTTGACTGTACGCAGTCTCTACGGCTTCTTTTTGAAGACCTAAACCTTTATCGTACGCCTCTGTAATACTCTTTATTTGATCAGACGTGTTTCCACGTGATTTTGCGTAAGCTACTGCAAGAGCTTTTTCTGCCTCCAGTTGTTTGTACTTGAGTGATACAAGATTTGCCTCTATCTGTGCTTTTGCTACAAGTAGAGCGTTATTGTTTAGTGTTTGGTCGTACTCAAGTTGAGCAGCACGAGTTTGCTGCTCAAACATCCTAAGCGCGATGTTAAAGCGCTCTTGCGTTGTTGCGGCTAATTCGTACTGACGAGTTAGTTGTGCGCCATATAGGTCGTTTAAGGCAGCTTCTGCGCTGTAACGAGCTTGTGTAATTTGGTTGCCTCGATCCAAGGCTGCGACTTGTGTTTGGACTGCTGCAGTGGCTTGTGCGTACTGTTCTGCGTTTATTTCTAATGCCAAGGATTGTTCGGTAAGTTTATCTTTAATGCTTTGTTGATTTAGGGCTTGTGCTTCTAATGCGCTGTTCATGCTCAGGGCAAGATCCAGCTCACGCTGGCCGACCTCTGAAGTGATTGTGCCGTATTCCTGTCGTATCTGCTTGGCTTTTTCGGCGTACTCTGTACGAATACGTTCGTTGGCCAGTTGTTTATCGACCTCTAAGTTAATTTGCTTCTCTGCTATCGTTCTGCCTAACGTGCGCTGTGATTCTATCTGGAGGAGCTTTTGATTATTGGCTAGTTCGCGTAGCTGACCGTCAGTTAATTGCTGTAGAGGTACAAGTCGACTTTTCTCTGTTTCTGCAATAGCTTTAGTTTTGTCTTGAATAAACTGTAAAATAGGCTGTAGAAAGGGTATCTTTGCTGCGAGTTCAACAAACCTCTTGAGTATAATTCCCGCACCAGATGCGATGATATTGACACCTTGAAGTGCTTTAGTTAGACCTTGAGTAATAACAGTAAGTGCCGATATAAAGGGTGTACCGATAATAGCTAAAGTTCCAGAAACCGCTCCAAGAAATTCGTTCCAGCTATTACCGAGTAGCGTTACGTTATTTGTAATGTCGCCGACAGTTTCCGGGAGTAATCCGGTTTGGAGAGTGACTTGCTTTGCAACTACCGCGCGGGCTTCTTCGGCGCGCCCTGCCTCCTGTAAAAGGCGTACTTGATTCTCCAGTTCATCGGTAACTAAAACGGTACTTTTCTTAAGTTCGTCCATGTTTAAAGTGTTTAAAGCAGTTCCTATCTCAGCAATTCTTCGCTGAGCGTCTTCTAGTTGTTGGCCGATGGCGGAGCCAAGGATCTGACCGCCGAAGCCTTCGCCGAAGAATGAGCCAAGCAAGCCACCGGCAACTTGTCCGGCACCGCCGCCAAACAACAGCGGAAAACCTAAGCCGAGCGCTAGGTTTTCGCCTCCAGGTTGGGCACGAAAACCTAGACCAGCCGGTGCGGGCACTCTACCCTGTGACTTTGGCGGCACCCCTCCTGGAGGTACGGCCGGACCTTGAACACCAAAGCCGGCATTAGCCATGGTGCCAGAAGATGCTTCATACGCAGCGATCTGCTGCAGCTTTTGTCTGATTCTTTCGAGGCGTGCGATTCTCTTGTCTTCAATAGATTCAATGGTTTGTAAACCGCGAGCGGAAGCATTAAGCATTGCGGTGTCGGGCAACGCTTTGATTGTTTGTAGTTTTGCCGCTTGGGATGCAATTCCTGCATACAAGTATTGAATTTGACTGAGCGGGCGAACCTGCTCTTTTAACGCTTGCGCAAAGCGCAGCGCCATGTCGGCTTGGTCTTGAGTACGAGCGCCGCCTAGCCGTTCTACCGGGCCTGTAATGCGAGGGCGTGCGCCACCGCCCATGGCGGGTGCTCCAGCTGGTGCTGCGGGCAGCATCAGCGGACCCGCTGGAACGTTAGCGACCGCAATAGCAGTTAATTTTGCAATTCGTTGCTGGCGTACAAATGCGGCTGTCTGACGAGCTGCTGCCTGCGCTGCTGCATCTGTACGAGCGGTGAATTCTTGCTGGCGTGCGTTCAACTTATCCAGCTGCGCTGCACTTTCAGCAGCGGCAGCTGCCTGGCGGTCGAACGCTGCTTGTACTTGGAGAGCTTTTTGGTCTAGCTTGTTGTTTTCTAGTTCACGTTGCGTGGCTTCAAGTTTTGCTAGTGCACTTTGTAGAACATTTGTCTCTGCTGCTACTTGTTTTTGTACCGCAGCTTGCTCGCGGAGTAAGCGTAGTTGCCGCTCAACGGCATCAGCGTACTTTTTAGCTTCGTTGAGTTGGTTAGTGCTTGCAACTGCAGTAAATTCCGCTAGCTTTTTGCGTGCTTCAGCTACTTTTAATCCTTGGGCTTCATAGCTATTTATCTGCTTAACGTACTCAAATACCTTTGATTGGTTTGCAGCTCGTGCCCGTTCATTACGACTTACACTGTTAGAGTATTCGACCATGCGTCCCAGCTCGGTCGCCAGGGCTTGGACAGCCGCTACGTTTCCGCGATCTTTGAAGAACTTAAACGCTGCTTCTATCTCTTTAATTTGCCCTTCAAACTTTTTGAGTCCGGCTGCTCCACTGTTGACAGTCTGCTTTAGACGGCGCTCGTAAAGATCTACGGCAGAATTTAGTTTGCTTTGTTGGATTACACGTTGTTCATCTTGCTTAATTATCTGCTTTGATACTGCGAGAACACGTTCTAGCTCATTAGCTTGTTTGCGTACAAACGTGGCAGCAGCCTCGGTTCCCGCAAACTTTTTCTTGCTTTCTAGATCATTTATAGTTTTATACAGTTTATCTACACGATCTTGGATGCGTTTGAGCGCCTCCTCGCCTTGGACGACCAGTTTGATTACGGCGTCGTAACTGGCCACAGACACTACCTGTTCGTGCTAACAGTCTACGCAATAGAAAAGCCGCCGGGTTAGCGGCGGCCGCGTTTGGTTTTTTTGATGGCCTTGCGTTCCTCGTCGGCTTGGATGCTGAGGTAAGCGTTCCAGCCGAGGATTTCCATGTCAGTCATCGTGGTGCGCAGAGTGTGGAGGGTTAGTCCCAGCTCTTTGGCCACGTAGAACTGGAGCATGAGGTAGCTGTCCTTGCGGAGTTCGGCCTCAAGTGCTTTTGGTGTCCAGCTCTTCGCTGCCGTCCGTCAGGATTGCCAACATCAGCGACTGGAGGTCTTTGTCGCGGACGTCGTTTTTCAGCATGTCGATTTCGCCAGCCTTGAACAGCTTTTGGCCGTTTTCGTCGCAAGCCTTGGAGATCAGCAACTGTAGTGCAAAGGCGGTGGCGTCGTCGGACTTGGCTTGGCGTTGAGCACGCTCACGCTCAGCCATGGTCATCGGAGTAACCCACATCTCGAAAGTGGAGCCATCGCTCAGCTCCACTTCCTTTTTGGTGGGCTCCAAGTTGGCTGCTTTGCGCAGACGTTCCAGTGCGCTAAGCGCAGTTGGAGCAGGCATAAAACTGCTATTTAAGACTCTTGTAGTGTAGCGGATTAGAAGTGAAAACCCCAGCCCGGTGAGGGGCTGGGGCGCGGTGTGCTGAACTGGCTGGATAAGAGCCTATCAGGACTTGGCGAGGTCGAAGGTAGGGGCTTCGCTGGGGCGGAAAGCGATTTCCACGCTTTGACCGTCGTCAGGGTTCACGGTCAGGCTGGCCGAAGTCAGAATCACGGGCACCGTGATGCTGCGGCTGGTGGTGTCGTTCACCGTACCAGAAGCCACAATGCGGTCGATGTAAAGCTTCATCTGTGCGCCAGCTTGGGTGCGTTGGATGACGTCTTCGATCATCCGGCTGGACAGGCTGGTGTCGTCATCGGTGGTGTACACCGTGGCGGAACCAGAGCCGTCGGCGAAACCAGTGATATAGGTACGGAAAGGTGCGTACTGCCCGACTTCTTGGCCGATGGTGGTGACGTCGATCTCGCTTCGTGTGATTTCGAAGCTCCACTCACGTACAGAGCCCACAACTGCAGGGGCGGTGTATGTGATGCTGGCGAAGTTGGCGCCAAAACCGCTAGGTGCAGCGGTAGCGGTGACGGCGCTACCACCAGCGGTGGAGCTGATAGTCATGATGCCGGTAGAGGCAACGTACGTCTTAACGAAGTACGGACCAGCGGGGATTGCGTTGGTGGTAACGGCACCTGCGGGATAGGTAAGGGTCACGGGATCGTTGACCTTGAAGCCCAAGTAGGAGCCGACGGTGATGTTGGCGCCAGTTGCGGGAAACGCGCCAGCGGCAAGAGTGGTGACGGAGGTTCCGGCAGGGGTGTAGTACAGGGCGCCGGAAGTGCCCGAGAGAACGGTGGCCATTGGTCGTACCAGTGGTAAGGGGTGTCGCGGGCACAGCCCGGCTTAATACAGGTTAGCTCCAGTGCAGTGGGGCATTAAGAAATAACTTGTGCTTGGAATCCGGCCTCGATTCGTGAAATAAAGAAGGGCGTAAATGCACGGCGGGACTGTTGGTCTGGGGTAGTGCCGCCGAAGTCCGGGCTGAAACTGGGGCCGTCAATGGAACCAGTGCGGACGTAGACACCAGTGGCTGGTTTTGGTGTGGCGTTGATTGTTTGAAGGGCTGTGGTGGCAACGTTAATTAGGGTCTGGTTGCGGGCGGGGCCGCGTCCTTTTGGGGTGTACGTGCGAATAACGATTACGCCGCGCACCATGTCAAGACTGGTGGTCAAAGAGTTTTCGGTGGTGAGCCCAAATTGGATGTTGATGTCGACGAACTCTTCAGCGCTATCGGCACCGTCGTTCATGACGTTATCGAAGTAGACCGGGACTGCCGGTGACAGGTTGTTGTAAGCCGTAAGTAGCGGAGTCTCGAAGACAGCGCGAATAGCTTGGTAGTTCATTCAGGTTTAGCGAGCTTTACGCCGCGCTCCAAAGCTTTCTGCATTTTGCCGCCACGAATAAAGAGTTGATACCAAAATAGAGGGGCTGTACTGCGGGCGTTTCCTTTGCCGGGCTCTACTTCCCCTCGTTTACCGTTATCGGAGCGTTGGCCACGCGCAACGATTTCTCCT